GCGCCAGCTTTCGTCGCTGCCGGAACCGTACCGAAGCTGGCTGCGTGATGGCGATTGGGAGGCCGGCCTGGGCCTGGCCCTGCCCATGCTCAAGCGGGAAAAGCACCTGGTCGAACCGTTCCGCGTGCCCGGCAACTGGTTCCTGTGGGGCGCGTTCGATTGGGGGTTCTCGCACCCGTTCAGCTTCGGATACTACGCCGCAAACGAGGACGGCCGGGTATGGAAGATCGACACGATTACCGGCCGAATGTTGCAGCCGCACGAAATAAACGACACAATCCGGTCGCAGATGGCAAAAAACGGCTACAGGTTCGAGGATTTGCGCTACGTGGCCTGTGGCCGTGACATTTGGGCCGACCACAAGGCGCGGGGCGAGAATGTGCCGACCATCGCGGAGCGGCTGTTTCAATGGGGCTGGAAGATCGTGCCGGCCAACATCTCGCGAATCTCCGGGCTGAACAACCTGCGTACCTATCTGTCGTGGAAAAGCGTATTCCCGGACGGTACGGACGATGCCCCGTACCTTATGTTCATGGATACGCTGAACAACCGCGAGTGTCTGACGGTGCTGGAGGGCCTGGCGGTAGACGACGACAACCCGGAGGACGCGCAGAAGCTTGACGCGGACCAGTTCGGCCGGGGTGGCGACGATATGTACGACGAGACGCGCTACGCGATGGCGTCGAGGCCGCAGCCGGCCCGCGTGAAGTACGAGGAGCTCGGGTTCAGCGCGTTCTCGAAGGACACGCTACGGCGCGAGGCGGAACACCAGCGGCGTAGCACCACGCCGAACCGGCGCCCGCAGGAAATCTTACACCCGGAGTTCGGGGGGGCTTGGTAATGACCGACAAGCGCAGCAGCATGGCGAAGCCGGGCAAGAGCAAGAACGAGGTGTCGTTCAAGGAATGGCTGGAACACCCGGATCGCTACGTCAAACGCGGTGAAATCGTGCAGGTAGTGGACAAGCTGATCCGGCTGAACGCGCTCAAACAGAAGCGTGACGCTTGGTGGAGGCGCTTGTGGCCGAGCTAAACGGCGTTGGCGTCCATCCGTACTACCGCGAGCGTACGGCCCGGAACGCGGAAATCTACGAGCGTCATGTTTTGGGCGAGACGCAGAGCAGCCTCGCGAACGAGTTCGACATTACGCCCGGCCGGATCTACGCCATCGTGAAGTCCGAGGAGGCTCGCCGCCGGCGGTCCGGCCAGCCGTGGGGCGACAGATTGATTCGCGCCTGGGCGCGAGCCGCATATCTAGAGGATCTGGAGCCGATAGAATGAGCTTCGAGATCGCGTTGGTCCTGGTCGTATTCGGTATGCTGACCGGATTCGCCGTGTGGAAGGTCCACCAAACGGAACGCCGCTATCAGCACCTCGTAGAGAACCTCCTGCTGTACGGCCGGCCCACCGAACCGGTCGCCAGCGTCTACGATCCGGGCCCTGCGGACGACGAGACACGGGCCATGATCGAGATGCAGAGCCGCGCTCTCGACCGAGCGACAGAATACCTCATGCAAGAGGGCCAGGTGTCACAAGAACGAGCTCGCGCCGAGGCAGAACGTCTGCTCGCCGTATTCGAGCAGCGCGGAATCCCGGAGTAGTGGAGCGTTGTCGTATTACGAACACCGGCGTTATAGGTAATACGATGGCTTGTACTGCGAGGAGCACATGAAACAGAGCGCGTCGTATATCACGGCGACCAGGGAACCGCCGCCGCTACGGATCCAGCCGACAGCGGAGGACGAGGACGATGGCCGCCGTATAGCGTATGCGACCTCGTTGTGGGAGTCGCAGACCTGGGCCCTGCAATCGCGGGACCGGCAGATCGAGGAAAACGTACGGATGCTGGCGGGCCAACAATGGCACGTATACAGCTCGCTCCTGCAAAAATGGGTGGACATCAGTCGGTTTCTGACCGACGATGAGCGACGGTGGCGACAGCGGCCCGTCGTCAACCGGCTGCTGTACTGGTATATGCTCACCCAGGCGCGAATGACGGAAAACCCGCCCGTCGTCACATTCCAGCCGGCGACCGGCGACCGGTCAGACGCGCAGCTCGCGGAGGTCATGGACACGATCTTCAAGAGCCTGTGGGTCGAGCTCGACATGATCGAGACGATTGACCGGTTCTTCTCCTGGGTCGCGGCGGCCGGCGTCGGCTACCTCAAGACCCGCATCGACATTACGAAGGGGCCGTTCCGCGAGATGATCGGGCCGGGTGTCATGGACTACCAGGGCCAGCCGCGTCTGATCGAGTCGGCGCCGTACGGTCCCGAAGGCGACATCCTGGGCCAGCTCACATCGGACGGCCTGGGTTTCGAGGCGAGTGGTGATCCGTTCCGCTATCGCGAAGGCAAGCTGTGCGTAGACGTTCTGTCACCATTGGAAGTGCGCGGCGAGTGGGGCCCGAAGCCCTGGCACAAGAAGGGCTGGCACCAACATCGCGTGCTGCTGTCGCCCGAGGACATTTACGATACCTGGGGCATCGAGTGTGAGCCGGACACGGATTCCACGGATTCCGGCGAGATGGAGCGGCTGCTGTACGGCGCTGGCTATTACGGTGCGGTCGAGAACAAGGGCGGATCGTTCGGCTGGGGCACGCAGGACGTTACCGGGCTGGTATCGGTCCGCGAGCTCTGGATCGCGCCCACGGAAAAGAACGGCTTGGGCGAGACGGAGGACGCCGCCGGTGGCCGGCTGCTGGTATGTACGCCGACAAAAGTGCTGTTCGACGGGCCACGCCCCGGCAAGTTCGAGGGTGCGAGCCCGATACAGGAGTTGGAGTTTATTCGACTGCCCGGCCGGCCGAGCGGCACCAGCCCGCTGGAAATGCTCAACCCGATCCAGCGGACCTACAATCGTGGTGTCGCGCAGATCCTCGAACATCGGAACCTCACCACCAACCCGATCCTGGTCGTGGACGAGCAGTCGGGTCTGGAGGAGGAGCAGATCACCAACAAGCCGGGGTTGATCGTCAAGGTGACACGGCGCGACGGCGTGAACCCGCTGGAATACGTGCAGCCGCCCCGGCTGTCCGAGGACGTATTCAATACGCAGAAGATGCTCGCGGACGAGATGAACTTCCTGGGCAATATCGAGGGCTCGGAAGGCGCACCACCGACCCGCGATGCGTCCGGCGAGCTCGTCAAGGAGCTCCGATTCAACCAGGACCGTTTCATCGGTCCCACAATGCGGCGTGCAGTCCACACTATGCGCCGGCTGGTCGGGGATTGGATGGTCTATCTGCCGCTGATATGGGACGAGGAAAAGATCGTCTCGTACGCCGGCGACGACCAGGTGATCCGTACAGCGACCGTCGCACCGGAGATGTGGGATGCGGGCAGTGTGAACGTCCACGTAGACATCGAGTCCATGCTGCCGGAAGGGCGCGGTGAGCGCCAGGCAAAGGTGTTCCGTCTGTACGAGCAGGGGCTATTGGGGCTACCAGGCTCGCCCGAAGCGCAGAAAAAGTTTTTCGATCTGGCCCGGTTCCCGCACATGGGTCGCGCCTATCAGCCGGGTGGGATCCACAAAGTCACGGCCGAGCAGGAGAATGGCCGCATGGTACAGGGCACGCCGGCAGAGGAAGTGCCGGTCCTGCCGTGGTACGACCACCAGATACACTTGATGGTACACGAGGAGTTCATGTCCTCACCGGAATATCTCCGGCTGGACCCCACCGCGCACCTCGCGTTCATGCAGCATAGAGGCGTACACCTACAGGTATTACAGGAGATGATGATGCAGCAAATGGCCGCCGCCGCCGCGATGGCGCCGGCCGAAGAGGGCGGGGAGGGCGAGGAGCAACAGCCGGCGGAGGGGGGTGGTCCGAGCGATGGTGGTCGTTCCGGCCGACCGGATACCGGTGGACCCGTAGGCGCGGGCGCCAACCCGAACGGCGCATTTCCGCAAGCAGAGCTGCAAACAGCCAGGGGTAGCCGCATGAACGGCTTTCCCGGCGTCTGACAAAGGGGCTGACGATGGATAACGAGCGTACAGAAGGACTCGATGGGCTGTTCCAGACCCTCCGGGAAGTCGAGGG